CAACCTGCCATCTCGCAGAGATGTCATAGATAGTATTCTTGTTCTTATTGTCCATGTACACAGAGGTTTGAATTCCTCGGCGTTTGTAGAATATGAACGGAGAATACATTGAGTCGATTAAAAACCAGGCTGTGTCAGAACCGCCATTTTGGCTGTTAATCCATTTAGTAGAAATAACAGTAACGAACCCATCATAAATGTTGAGGTCGTTATTAGCGGTATTGGAACGCTTGGTAGACTTGGTGATTATCTGAGCTGTTTGTTCCAAAGAATCAGGAACCAACAGGATAATCCGACCAGAACCGATAGCCATTGGCAGACCCCTGTCATCCAGTTGTCGGCGGAGTTGCTGTCGGAGTGTTCCCAAGTTTACTTCCGTAAGAGGAATACCACTTGCAGAAGCGTTGCTTATTCCAGTTCCACCATCCTTGCGAGGGTGAAGAATAGAACAGAGCGGCTTACCATCAGAATAGAAAGTAATGTCTGATGGCAGAGAAGCCTGAGCTGTGAAAGCATAATTGAAAATCGAGAACGCAGAGCGGTCGAATTCCATATTCATGCTGACATTTAGGTCATAAGCTTCATCAAACTTGCTTTGTAAATCGTTTTCACGATCATCTTTTTCCTCCTCAGTAATCTCGATTGAGTTCGTCTTCTTGACGAATCGGAACACAGTTAGATAACCAGGGATTCTGCTGTCAGTAGCATAATCCTGACCCTCAGTTGTGAGTGTCGGGTATCCTACGCCAGTCTTATTTGTGTATCTTTCTTCGGCTTTCTCCGAAGTTTTTTCTTTGAAGAGACGAGTAGCCTTATTGGTTTCTACACCAAGAGCTGAGTCAATTCCCAGAGAGTAACTCTGAGTGGCTTGATTTTCTACCTCAGCGAACTTAGCGGCTAAACCCTTAATCCACCCATCACCCCATGTTGCTCGTGTTTCCATATAGTTGTTTTATAGAGTTAAATTTAGAGTGAATTATGTGGTTACTGCCTGAAATTCAGACAAAGCGATGCTAACCAGGATATTTCCTGAATCATCCGGATCGACCCCGTGACAATAGAAATTAGCTTCTACCCCCTTAGTCCTTGTCGCAGTTGATTCAAGAACCTTTCCAAACAATGAACCGGCTGAATCAATATCAATCGTGCATCCTCGCAGTTCTGAATCATTAGTTATTCCGACAGTTCCGGTTACATCAGCAGAATAAATTGAATCCTTGCTAACATCAACCATTGCGTAATAAGTCGTGTTGGCTGCACCAGTTGTTACTGTTCGAGTATCTGTTCCAGAGGCTGTTCCGGCTACCGGGTTGGTAGATTTAAATGGAAGACCGTCTTTGTCGCAGATAGACGCAATAACACCCAGAACATGTTTGGCCGCTGCCGCCCTTAGAGCGACACCAGTTGTCAATGTTTCAACAGCGTCTCCAACATTGAATTCAAGGCTAGAACCCAGGAGAACTTTCTCCAGTTTTCGGCCTACGCCTCCAATCGTGTGCTTGTATTTAAGTGCCATAATCGTAGATTTAAATTAATTAGGTTGTTCTTACGAGAGAATCCGCATAGCACCAGATTTGGTTTTTTCCTTATAGGCTTTCATACCTTCTTCGGAAATAGACCATTCCTTCATGTATTTGCGGTCTTCTGCCGTAAATTCTTCTTTGGCAGTAGCTTTAATTGCGCCACTGCCGCCCGAAGCGGCTTCACTGGCCATTTCCTTTTTCTTCGCAACTACTTCAGTATCTTCCGAACCTTGTCCGGTTTTTATAAGATGGGCTGCATTGAGCTGTTCAAAATATTCACCTGAATTCGGGCTAATATATTTGTCCAGTATCTCAAGCAGGCTATTCCATTCTTCTGAATCATCACGATATTGGGGATTGGCCTCAAAGAAAGCGATGCGTGTTTTCACACGGTCTTCCTTTTCTTTTTTGTCTATGCGTTCAAGAATTGGTTTCAGTTTTTCATCGAGCATTTTAGATGCGTCCAAGGCGGAAGGAGTTTCCTTCTCAACTTTTTCTTCATCTTCTATGTCTTCGAAAAACGAATCATCTTCTTTTTTAGGAGCAGGTTTTTCCTTCTCAACAACTTCAGAACCTTTTTCAGCAACTTTCTTTTCAAGTTCCCGTTTTTCCAGTTCCAATTCACGTTGTTTTCTCACTGCCTGATTATATTTATTAGTTGAGACGAATTCTTCTTTTTTCTCGAATTCATCTTCGGACTTTTCCGGCTCCTCTTCCTTAACTTGAGTTCCTTCTTCCTCTGACTTAATCTCTTCCTTTTCGGGAAGAACTTTAATGTCTTCTTCGGAAGGTTCAACTTCCAGTTTTTCTTTTTCCATTTTGTTTTGCTCTAACCTGTCTTTTAAACAAGAGGTGTCTCCTCTGATTGAGCTAAATTAAAAATTAAAATAGACTTAATATACTGTTGCCTTAATTTTAACACTTTTTTCCGGTTTTGTCAAAATTTTTCTTTTCTCTTTTCCTTTTACCGTGGTTTTTTTCTGAGCTATTCTTTCTTTTAAAGTTACAAACGCCAGCACTGCGCCACGGAATCTGTCGTCCTTAGTATATAAAAATTGATTTCGAAATTGGTCAGCGCAAGCCTGTAGGAAATCAGGCAATTTTTCCAGACCTTCTTCATTAGCCAGTTGAAACAACAACCGGTCAACTTCCCCAGGAGAGAGTGGTTTGTAATATTCCCTCCCTAAAAATCTCAACAAAATTTTAATAATAATTGTTCTCATATTACATTGTTGCGTTAGGATTAATTGGATTATTTTGCGGAGGCACTCCGTTGTCTGCTTGGAACGCCATCGCTTGCGGTTCCGGTTTCAAATAGAACTTGTCGGGATTTTTCCCAAGAGCTTCCAGATATTCAATCGTGGCATTGTCAGCGTTGATAAGTGGGTTCGCCTTGCCTTCATCAAGAAGAGCCTTAGCTAGTTCTACTCTAGTACTCCGATTCATAGTAGTTTCGTAATCCTCAACCAATCTAACTTGGAAATTAACACCTTTCATCTTAGGGTCGATGTTAATCCACAAAGGTTGCTTACCAGGTTTTATTACTGGAACTTTCCTATAAACAGGACCCTTTTTGACTTTACCACCCTTAGAATCAACTACATCATTATCGTATTTATCTTTCAGAACAGAGTACTGGACCGGGGTTGTATAAAATTGTTTGATATTCTCGATTCGGAGAATCGCCCGGTCATATAAAAGTTTGTAAATAAATACCTGGAAGGTGGAGGTAATTCGTTTGGCGTTCTCATCTAAAATAACAGCTTCCCTAGCAGTTTTTCTCCCTGAGTGGACTCCCTGAGAAGTCGGGTCAATTGAAGTATTTATATCCGCACTATTCCTTAAAAGATTTAAGAGTTGGAACGCACTCTGATTAGAACCGGAAATATCCAGTTCTCTAGCCTGAGTAATGTCCCCGGTCATCTTAATAGTTTTTCCAGGATACAGTTGATAAGATTCAATTTCAATTCCCATCCCGAGAAGCATCGGTTTATTTACCGCCAGGATTTCCTGGTCAACCATTAACCGGAGCAAAGCGTTGCGAGTTTCTTGTTCACCCCCTAAGAGGTCAGGCATGTTCTTCCCATAGAAACAATCTACATCAGCCAGTTCAAAAACAGTTTTCGCAAACGGAAGTTTTTTATGGTCGAATGGAATCGGGCCAACTTCATCTCCTTCTTGGGGGTTCAACCAAACCCCGTTAGCTAAAATTACAAATTCATCAAAATCTTCATTGTAATATTTGATGACTTCGACTAATTCATTTTGTCTGGATGTAACGCTTTTATATAAACTTCCATTAAATGAATCACCCCAGACTCCGTTCTTCACATGTTCGGCGTTTGGATATTTTCCAAAAACATTCATGAAAGCTTTTTTGGAGTACTGTCTCAATACTGCGCAGTCATGTTTAATCTCGGCACAGTTTTCATTCGGATAAAAGGAGAGGAGTGGAACTATCTCGGCTTGCACGCAACCATATCCGCCACGGATTTTTTCTTTCTCCTTGAATTTAATTTTGCCAGTCTGTTGATTGACTGAAGTAATTTCTTTTACCTTATACTTTTCCTCGACATACATTTCCTCAACAATCACGGTTCCTTTAACGGCAGCTTCGAGAGCTTGCAAATAAATTTTATAAGAACCGTTTTCTTTTTTCCAAGAGTCTTCATAAACTTCGTACATGTCGGAAGCAAAGTCGTGGTCTTTTTCCGATTCACCGATTAAAGAGATAAAAGGTTTAGTTCCAGTTACCATGGCCACAATCGTTTTAACTTTCCCACGGGTTTCGTGATCCCAGATTAAACTCTGCCAATCTTCCTTGGTGGCTTTGAGTTCTTCCGAAACGATACCGTTATACTGGTCGACACTATCATTGACATATTCGGTAATCGTGCGGCTATCAAATTCATGGCGAATCTTATCACGCTCGTTCTTCATGTCAGTGAACCGAATGTAAACATTATTAATAACCGAAATTTCTTTTTCGGATGGAAGGTAAGGAGTAGGATTGCTTTCAGAAGTTAAAAGTTCTCCATCTTTATATTCTGCCATAAAAGTTTCCCTTAAAAGTTTTTTCTATTATACCACATTTTTGCAAATAAGTAAATTTAATATTTTACACTTAAATGTCCTGTCCGGGTTTTTGTAAATTTTTGATAAGCCCGGTCAATGGTTTTAGAAACCGGAATCATAATCTCAATGACATTCGAAAGGCAATCAATTAGGTCGTCATGAGCGCCTTTCGGAAACCGAATCAGTTCCTGTTCCAGGAGCGGAGTGTTATGGTCATCTGAATTATGAAAGACATTAGCGATAGCGTATTTCGGTTGCAGTTTAGAAATCTTAGTAACTTTATCGATAGTCGGTTTGATTTCGACCACCTGCATGCTCTGAACTGTTGAAGCGTGCCGTTTCTTCTCCTCCTCGATAAAATACTTCAAAGCTTTTTGGTAAGCGGTAGTTTCAATGCCTACATAAACCGGATTCCAGCGTTCGTAATGGGCGAAAATCGCTTTAATCGTTTCAATCGGGTCAAATCTGGCCCGGGTAATCTCCAGAATGTAAACTTTGTTCATGAAATCTACCATGACGGTAATGATAGCCGTGAAGTCGGCGGTAGTCTTTTTGGAAATGGCCGGATCCACTAAGGTATAGATTCGATTGGGGTTCTTCCGAATTTCTTCCAATTGAATCGCATTAAAGTAGCGGAACATTTCCCGCCTGAAAATTTGGTCCTGCTCGGAAATAGGTTCATTAAAATATTCCTGATAGAATCCGGCATCCCCTTTCTCAGAAATCCTCATCTCTTCCCGTTTCTGCTCCAGTTTTTCAACTGTCCAGTTACTCGGCCAAAGAAGAGTCCGCTCAGGACCTTCCCACGCCCGATAGATCCGACCGTCGTGGTTCACGATTAAAGTATGCAGGAGTGAATCGTCATGGAGAATGGTGCCGAACATCTTAATGAACCCGGTATCGTTATCGACGGCCGGGATAATCCCTTTAATATAGTTATTCAGATATTTACCACGTTGTTCCACATTCTCAATGTGTTCATCGGATTCTACATCATCCAGAAGGACCCGGGTTGGACGGGAATGACGAGACTTCAAACCTCGAATCGGAGTATCGTAACCCTTGGCACGAAGTCGCACCCCGTTTACGAAAAAATCCCCGGCCGAGTCCCGGATGTTGTCCTGGTCCTTACCTTTGGGATTAACTTTAGTCAGGTCGGAATAGACCCTTAAAATTTCGTCATTTAGTTTAAACTCTTCTCTCACCGCCTCCAAAACCTCGGCGGCTTCCGTGTAGGTCTTTTCAATCAGAACTATGAATTCGTCCAGGCCGTTCACACAGGAAAAGGACACACAAAGTTGAATTATCGTGGTTTTACCAAAACCTCGGGGACAAGCCGTATAGTCGTTACCGGGAGAAAAGAACTTCTTAACCAGTTCATAATGAAAGTCCGGGGTATGCTTCGGAAAGTATTTAGGCCAAAAATAATGACCCCACATAACGCATTTGACCACCAAATCATCTAAGTCACTGGTAGGCTTAAAAAAGTTTCTCAAAGTTAAAGGCTCGGCACCATCCTTAATGATTTCCGAAAGCTCAAACTTCAAACGCTGAATAGTTAGATTCATATAAAATTTTAACCAGATTCACTAAACTCGGCGATCCTCTTCTGGGCGGCCGCTCGCTCATCATCCGTCAAGGCCCCTATGGTGGATGAAGCCTCTATCTCCAATTTATCCTTCCAACCAAAGTTCTTCAAGATAAAGATAGGTCCGGCCGGATTCATCTTCTTATGAGCGGCATACTCGTTATACAACTCAACAAAAGACGCAAAATCAAACAAAAATTCAAATTCAGGCCACTTCTTGAGCGTTCCGTCCCTATCTCCTAAAAGCAACCAAATCTGTTTCCTGTAAAGTCCCATAAAAAGACCAACCCCCGTAATAGTCAAAGGCTGGTTCGCATTTAAAGTCATGCGCATATAAGCGACACACCTATCAAACATCTCCCGAGGAGTATGTCGCATCAATGGCCAAGGCTTCTCCTCCGCAATCCCCTTGTTCTCGTAATACTCCACTATCGTCTCAAAAGCACTCGATAGATACTCCTTATCGTCCTGGGTCACCTTAATCACAGCCTTGCCATGCTCGATATTTTCGTTCACCCTCTCAACAAACTGCTCCTGATATTCGGGAGTTATTTCGACAGGAGGTTTTGGCGCTCCGGGTATTTTACTTAAATCTACCATATTAAAGTTTATATTTATAAATCTTGGAGGCGAGGATTTGGCTCAGAATTAACATTGAGTAAAGTCACCTCGCAGGTTTTAGACAGTGCGTTATATGCTAAGTCCGGCTAGACATCTGTCAAGGGCTGAAACCTATGTATGTTTGGGGGGGGCTAGGTTTTGCCTTGCGGCTAGGTTGCCATCCTATTCTCCCGAGTGTTTACCTTTTCCACCACTCCAAGATTCATAAAACAAAAGGCTTTTTTCTTTTTTAAAATTTTTGGCGGCGAAAATGCTTTTTTTA